GCAAAAACCATAAGAAAAAAATATTTCTTGTTACTTTTATTTGGAAAATTTGGCTGAATCGCCAAGATAGAAATTTCTATATATGATTATTCTTCGTCTTGAAATGATTTAATTCGATTTTCTAAATAATCAATCTCTTCATTCCAATGGTCTATTAACATCTCTTCGATTTGATGTTTTGCGTCTTCTATACTGTCTGCAAATAATGTATCATATTCAACATTTAGTTCTTTTGATACATATATAAATCTGTTTTTATCTGTCTCATCTTGTACAAAACCAGCTACTACATTTTCATCATCTTTTTCATAAAATTGACTAAAATGTAATTTATAACATTCCTTACCAAATTTATTCTTTTCACCTGTTTCCCAATATTTCTTCACTTTATCACCTCGCTTAATTTGGCTGATCAGCCTTTGAATAGAATTACTTCTATATTAGATTATTCTCTACTTGAAACTTCTTTAATTCTTCTTGAATTATCTTCTGCATATCTTCTTTGTCAAAAGATATATTTGCAACTGGAACGACATTTGCATTCAAATTAACATCACCAACAATAGCTTTGTCAAATGCATCTAAAAACATTTCTGCAATTTCTTTTTCATAATTGCCACACAGACCACTATAGTCCATATCCACAATCACTCTTGAAAAGAAATCTTTGAACTTATCAGCGATAAAATCTCGTTCATATTCTCTTGGAATATCAATTGTTATTTTCACTCTCTCACCTCACTAACTTTGAACCATAGTAAGTAATGTGTGCCTTTACTTTAAAATATTCACCACAACTATGACATTTTACTTTTACTTCTTTGCACCAACCTTGAGTTACCAAATTCATCAAATCATATTCCATAACTCCATCTTGATATTCTTTCTTGTAATATGGACATTTTGGATATGTAAATTTACTTTTGCTCATATTTCACCTCACTATTCAAGGATTGTTTTTACTCGTTGCTTAAAATTTGAAATATCCTTATTATCCTTGTTACGAGAACGCATTAGATATACATATAAATTTGACATTGTATTATTCTCTCCCATATTTTGCATAATCAATTGTTTCAAACTGGTCATATACATTTGGGATAAAAATACCAACCCAAAAATCTTTCTGAAAATTTTTATAATATGTTACATCCTCATTCCAATCCTGAATCTCATCAATTACTTCTTTATTCAATAAACCAAATTCATCACGACAAGCACCACTTTCCACTTTATATGTAATGGCATTGTATCGTTCTTTGCTTTTTTCTACTTGAGCGTTTACACCAATATAAGTACAAGCAAAGACAACAATCATAATTATCATTATAGTTCCACTTATTACAACAGTAATCCAACCAGAACTTTCAATTGTGTTATCATTCTGACATAGAAATTTTCTTAACTTATTTTTATTTCTAGTATCAAACCACTCCATCTTTCCAACAGTTACTAATCCAATTCCTACAATTAATACAATTAAACATAACCAAAATAACATAATTTTACCTCCAATTTTTCTAATGAAATGTGCGTTTCATTTCAACGTAAAATATATACCATATATAGTATATATTGCTTATTTTTAATACTATATATGGTGTATTGATAGAGTCAGTAGGCTATGACACCTACCAACTCTTGAATTATTTATTCTTCTTACGTTTTCCTACAATAAAACCTGCTCCAAAGCATACACCGAGACAGATTACGAAAACTCCAATGTTTAATACAATCATTACTTGTTACCTCTCTGTCTCTTCATATCCTCAAGGATCTGACGAGCATTGCGCTCTCTTTCAGAATTAGCAAGTCTTCTCTCATTAGCCTGTGCGCTAGAATCATATGCAATTCTACTTCCTTCTGCACGTTCTCTTGTCTTTCTTGCTCCTTCACGAACTCTTTCAAGCATTCTATCGCTCTCATTATTCGTATTAAGACTATCCATACTCTGATGAAGTTCGATAATCTGACTATCAGCTTCCATCTGAAAAAGAACCTGTTCCTTTTCCTCTTTAAGTTTCTGCAATTCTTCGGCTGCCTGATCACGAATGTCTTTCTGGTGAGTCTGTGCTTCTTTCATCTCTTCGATTGTATCTTTTAATACATTAATCTTATTCTCCAAAGTAGACTTCTTCATTGCATACTGCATTGCTTCATTTTCTTTATTTTCATCAAGACAAGCGTTAATCTGCTGTGTAACACGCATAATATCTTTATTTGCCTGATATAAATCTTTTTCTGCTGTATCACGCTTTCCTGAAATTTCAGCATATGTAGCAGATGCCTTGTTATAAAAATCTTCCTTTTCTCTAATGGCTGCGTTGTAATAATCTCTAGCACCTTCTGGTGTCTGTGCATCCTGACGCATTACTTCATCCGTTCTTCCTCTAAACTTTACTCGAAGCTGTTTACCAAAAGGAGTAAAGAAAAGAATCAGTGCAATTAATACAATCGCCACAATTATAATAAACATAAAATTTGTCATACAATCCTCCTACTCTGCATCAATTCCATACTGATTACATAATGCCTTTAATCCACCGTTATAGCCACTTCCTACAGCCTTAAACTTCCATTCGCCATTATGTTTATAAATTTCAGCTACGACTAACGCAGTCTCGGTAGAGAAGTCTTCACTTAAATCAAAACGAATAAGTTCCTCGCCTGTCTCTTCGTCTACTACACGCACATATGCGTTTCCAACCATACCGAAGTTCTGAAGTCTACTCTCAGCATCATAAATTGTGACCGTCACAGCAAGAGTCTCATAGTCTGATGGGATTTTATCAAGTTTAATCTTAATAACCTCATCATCTCCATCTCCCTCACCTGTACGGTTGTCTCCCATATGCTTTACACTCTTTGAACTATGTTCAAGATTACCATAGAAAATGAAATCCTCATCCTTACCAACCTTACCATTTTCTTTTGTCATAAACACAGAGGCATCGAGATCAAAATCTGCTTCTCCGTCATAATGATTAATATCCCATCCAAGTCCAACAAGAATGTTTTTTAATGACGGTCTACCCTTTGTTAAATCTACTCTCTGTCCTTTACTTAATGAAACTGACATAATTAAATCCTCCTACTTGTATCTTCTTGTTAATTCGCTAACACTTGAATCATTTGTTCCCTGACCAATAGCGTTAAATTTCCACTCTCCATCTTTCTTATAAACCTCTGCAAATACCATTGCTGTTTTGCCAGCATAATTATCTGAAAGATTGTATTTACAAATTTCCTTACCAGTTGACTCATCAACAAGTCTAATGTACGCATTCTTGATAAGTCCGAAATCCTGCTTTCTTGAAATACAATCATAGATATTTACTACAAATACAATCTTCTCAACCTTGTTTGTAATATTCGCAAGGTCAACTGTAATCTGTTCATCATCACCGTCTCCATCTCCTGTGAGGTTGTCGCCATGATGATACACACATCTGTCTTCTGCTGATCTGTCACCATAATAAACACATGTACGATACTTATCATCTTTTCCTAAAATAATTGCTGAAGCATCGCAATCAATGTTTGGCTTAGAACCAAATAATCCTTTCTTAGCAGCATCCCATCCAAGTCCTACCATAATCTTTGTAAGACCACCTGCTACTTCCTTAGATAAATTAATTTTCTGTCCTTTTACTAAATTTACTGACATATATATTCTCCTTCCATTTTATAAATCAAGACCAAAATTTCTACCAATAGCAGCTAAACCACCATTGTAACCTGAACCAACTGCATTAAACTTCCATTCACCGTTCTTACGATACAACTCACCTGCAATAACACCTGTCTCTAATGAGAAATCCTCATTAAGTTCATATTTGAAAAGTTCCTCATTTGTATCAGCGTTGTATGCTCTAATGTACGAATTATCAACCATTCCGAAATTCTGTAAACGATTTTCTGCATCATAAATTGTCGCTGAGAAGCTAATTTTTGTAATATTAGATGGAATCTTATTTAATTCAACAATCATTGTCTCGTCATCTCCATCACCTACACCTGTTCTATTATCGCCAGAATAAATCAATGCTCCACTTGGATGCTGTGGCTGACCATAAAATACAAAATCCTGTTCGCCTGTTACCTTTCCTGAATTATCAGTAAAAAATGCTGATACATCCAAATCGAAATCTGCATTACCATCGTATCTATTTGTATCCCATCCAAGACCAAATACGACTTTGTTTAAACCTGCATTGCCTTTTGTAAGGTCAATCTTCTGACCTTTAACTAAACTAATTGACATATTATTTGTCCTCCTTATTCTTGGGAAGGCTGTCAACCTTCCCTTTTAATAATTTAAAAGAAATTGGGAATGTGAGTAACGTCAGAAAAATAAATGGAATAAAGCGTGTAATACATGCTACAACAACACTAATTGAAAAACATATAAGAGTAATATTCTCTACTTTTTTATAACTTTTATCTCTCCTTATCATGTTCTCATCTCCTCAATTACTTATTCTCTCTTTTCTTCTCAATAATCTTTCTAATAAGATCAATTGGAATAACCATAAACGCTAGAATTACAACTACTACCCAATGTTTGAAATCTAAAGCTGTAACCTTAATAAGATTTTCTGCAAAGTTGCAAAGAGCAAAAGTCATTACAAAAATTCCGATTGCAATGGCTGAGAACAGTTTGTTCTTCCCAATACCATTGAATAAATTAATGTGTTCTGTACGAATATTAAATCCATTAAATACTGCCATAAAGCATAACAATGCGAATCTCGCTGTCATAGCTTCTGTTTCAGATGCAAACATATTTGCAATAGGACTGAATGTAATAATTCCATAAAGTGCAATAAATGCTACTGTACTGATTGCAATACGTTTCTTTGCACCTCTGATGAATAAACCAGAACCTTTCTTAATAGGTTTCTCAGTCATATATTCATCCTTTGGAGGTTCGCCACCAAATGATAATGAATTAAGAGAGTCCATAATGATATTTACAATCAGAATCTGAACCGATGCAAGTAATGCACCTGTTGCAATCATTGGATAGATAACACTGAGAATCAGAAGTGAAATATTGATAGGTAACTGGAATTCAAGGAACATCATAATATTATGCATAAATGTTCTTCCAAGTTCTACCGCCTTTACAACACTTGCAAAGTTATCATCTGTTAATACAATATCTGATGCTTCTTTTGCAACATCTGATCCACCTTGCATACCAAAACCAACATCAGCTCTCTTTAAAGCAGGACTATCATTTACACCATCACCTGTCATTGCAACTGACTTTCCAATTTCTTGTGCTAATGTGACAAGTCTGAGTTTTGTGTTTGGTGAACATCTTGAAATAACTCTTAATCGAGGAATTATACTCTTTACTTCATCGTCTGACATTGCTTCAAATTCATCATTTGTGAGTGCTAAATCTCCATTTTTGTAAATTCCACACTCTGTAGCAACTGCAACTGCTGTCTCAATACAATCGCCTGTAATTTCAATAACTTGAATACCAGCCTTATGTGCTGTTTTTACTGCACTCGGTACTTCGTCTCTTACAGGATCTACAACACCAATGATTCCAAGGAACGTCATATCATTTGGTAATTCATTCTCTACTAAATCACCACTCGCCATTGTCACAGCAATACATCTCATTGCATTTCTTGTCATTGCGGTAATTTCAACATTAAGTGCTTCTCTATCATTATTCTCTACAATCTCACCATTTGAACTCATAATCTTTGTACAATGTTCAATAAGTTTTTCAGGTGCGCCCTTATAATATGTAATTCCATCTTTTGTAGTAAAAGCCGAATATTTGTTTCCACTATTAAATACCTGCTTTAACTTGACTGGATTGTTACTCTGAATATCAGCATATTTATTAGGTGTTACAAGTCCAAGAACTGCTCTATCAATTGAATTACCACCTGTAATATTATTCTCTGAATCAAATGTAGCACTATTATTCAAACAGATATTTGATTCAATGCTATCCCATAAAGTAGAATTTTTATCTACTTCATTACCAAAGCCATCAATAATCTTCTTTGGAGTCATAATACCTGTCGTAAGAGTACCTGTCTTATCAGTACAGATAATATCAACATATGCTAACTCTGGAATTTTACCAGGATTCTTAGCAAGAATATTGAATTTCTCCATTGTCTTTACATTCTGTTTTGTTACAAGTTTTACAATAAGAGGCAATCCTTCTGGAACAGCAGCTACAATAATTGTTAATGCTACTGAGAAGTTCTGTGCGATTTTCTGAATAATATTCAGAACGCCACCGCTAAAATATTCTCCAAATCCAACCTGTACAATTCCTGAAATTGTAAGCACCGCAAATGTAATA